AATTTTCTTTTGTTCTTATCTCGTCAATTTGAAAAATACCATCTTTGACCGCTAAATCGTAAGCTTGGAACCGTTTAAGGATGTCGCCTTTTACTAGATCGTTCGTGTCAAAAGCAAAATAAAAAGACCCCTTCTCTTTTTCGAGTAGTAAGTCTTTGTTTAACGCTGTTTCAAATGCTTTTATAGTCGGTAATATAGCAAGCTTTACAAATGCGTCATAAAGCCCATCCATATTAGTGACTTTGCCATCCAAAAGTTCAATAGGGATATTAAGCAACTTTGCAATATCCTCGTTATTGGTAATCTTATTGGCATTTAGCTGCATCTCCACGCTCGAGTTGTTTGCTTCTTGGAATTCCAATCCACTGTTGAGTACGATAACATTTTCTGTATTATTGGAATAAAAACTTTTAAATGCAGATTTTAATGCATTGATTGCAATTTCAGATAATCTTGAAGCAGATTTTAAAAATCCCTTCTTGTTACCGCCTGTACGCACTAGCATATCTTCAAATACTAATGAGTTGTAAGACACGGACAAAAGCTTATTTACTTCTTCAAGGACTCCTGTACCTGTGATTCCATCCCTCGTTTTACGGGTTATCTTGAGTAATTGGAAATCCTGATAGACATTTCCGTAAATAACAAACTCCATTTTCTTAAAGATTGGGTCAGGATTCACTAAAGCTACACCAACTTGAGGATTTGAAACAAAGTTAAGGGATGTAACATTATTTCTAAACCTATTGATGTAGATGTAACCAGCTCCATATATGATTGAGTCCTCAACGGCTGCCTTTTTCATTTGAAACCCGTCCAATAAGTCGCCGGTCGTAGTATTAAGCATTTCAACCCGTGGATCATCGTCAATACATTTGATTTTTTGACCCGTTTTTTGATATAGCTTAATCGGTAAGCTGGCAACAGTATTAGAAATGAGATTGACACCAGCGTTTAGTGCTGGAATAGTCATTGCTTGTTCTTTTGTTATGACACTGTCATCAGTTTCACCTAATAGAATGTCATTTAAGGTTAAATCGCGCTGTTCAATTGGTTTAGCTTTCTTTCTGCTCCACCATGCCATTTATTTACCACCCCCTTTCTGCTAAAAGACCATGGCACCCCAATCGCTGTCAGGATTAAAAATAATATCTTGAGCCATCAAATATACCGCGTTTATAATCGCGACTGTTTCGTCCACTTTACCAGCACTCCGTTTTTTGTTTACATAGAGATTAAGGTTTGTGTCTTGGGTGCATTTTGCGTTTTGGAAATTTATTTCTAAGAGTTTGTTATCTGCATATTCGAATTCATTGTTTAATATTTTGTCTCTAAGTAGCTTTGTGGCTCCATGAAGTACCGTACTATGTTGTTTTACCTCTACCGTTTTTATCATTGTTTCCCTTTCCAACCTCTGAGCCGTTGAGAGACAGTTGAAACGGTCGAAAGCCAACCCTTGAACGGTAACATTGTACTTTTGCTCGATTCCCATTATAAATTCTTCAATAAAGCCATAATCAACCGTCATATCGCCACAAGGAAAGGCTTTTTGAGATTCTACGAACTCATAATAGTTAATTTTTTCACTTCTATTCTTTTCCTCTAAGCGTTCGCTTGGAAAGAATGCCCACGCATCAGCAAGAATTTTCCCATCTTCTTCACTGACCATAGCCACCGCACAGTTATCTGTTGTCATGGCTAAATCAAGCGATAACCATACATTACGAGAATCCCAATCAATAGAATCAACCTTACACTTCTGTAAGTCGTTTATATCTACATATGACTCAGTACCAATACCTTGAAAGACAATATTACAGTGTTTAGTGACAAAGTTTTCCCTTTTGCTTTGCACCTCAATAGCTACCTGTCTTTTACTTTTTAAATCTTCCATGATCTCAGGTACTTCTAAGGCTAATGGGTTAGCTTGTTCTAAAACATTGTCATCGTTCATCCAGTCCTTAGTGTTATCCGGCTCATATAAAAGAGCAAATACCTTGTCATCTTCCACTAATTTACTTAATACCTTTTTGGCATAAAGTACTTCATCCTCAAACGGATTATCAAATGTAGGGTATTTTGTGCTGATAATACAACCTAATTTATTAAGAATCGTCAATTGTCCTGATCTCATCGCTTCAATGGCATAAGGATTAGGTAAGGCACCTGTTTCATCTACAAGGAAGACAGCAGGAAGCTTACCATCTAACCGGCTTGTACTGTAATTCAAAGGGATATATTTGTTATCAGTGATTTTACAAGTGATATCATCCCTCAGAATCTTAAATTTTTCCCTTAATGCTGGAGATACAGAGATGGTTTCCTTGATAGCTTCTTTTACTTCCCTTGATAATGACCCATCGGGAGCAACAGAATAAAACTTACTAAATTTAGGTTCCAGAAGAAAAAGCAACAAAAATATTATGTTTATGAGCCATGTTTTACCATTCTTACGACAAATTTCTAGGACGGCTGTCTCGTATCGTCTTTTATCTGTATTTTCTCTGTGTACAGTACACAGCACAGCGATAATAAAAAAGGACTGAAACCCAGCGATAGTGTTGTACACTGAATCACCTGAGTTTAGTCCTTTAGCCATTTTCATTAATTTAAGCAAACCGTCAATAAGATTTACTTTATTTTCATCAATCATATATTTTTCATCTTTGCCATCTGTAATATCTAAAAACTGTTGGCATTGCATAATCACAAATTTTGGCGCGTTTATCTCACCATTAACAACAGATAAAGCATATTCGTAGCTTTTATGGTTTTTAATCAATCTCTACCACCACTCAGGACCTTTAACAATGGATCCTCAGCAGCTTCTTGAGCTTGAATGTTTAGGTTGCCTAGCTTTGCTCTAGCCTGTGGTGAGAGAGATAATTCATTCACTGTACGGAATAGGTCTTTTGTGTATTTGTCCTTTGATGCCATTAACATTTTATCCCGCAATAACTCAAGATCGTTATTTATCATTGTTTCTATATGTTGCAGACGATCGATTGCAATCACACATGTTTCTAGTGTGAAAACATCAAGATTAGATAAAATTCCACTCACACGTAACTCATCCACAATATAGTTAAACAACTCTTTTTGATGGTCATTTAAGTATTGGGACGGAAGAATATTATTTGCCTTACCTTTTAATTTTTCTTCTTGTTCCAACCTTGATTTTATTTCACCTTTTGTCATTGCACCTGTTTTTGTGGCTACCGATTTTGTTGGTCTGGCCATATTCTCACCTCCGAATAGTTAAATTTTGGGACTAAAAGGTTCATTTCTAAAAAAAATGGTACGTTCAAGTCGAGGCGTGGTGTTCAGCCACCGACCAATAATTATTTCGGCACTCCGGGGGGACTACCGATAAAATAATTTGCACGAAGTTATCTGAATTGTTTTAAATTATCATACAATTACGACAGCATTCGACAAAACGACACGATTCGACATAAATACGCATGATATATAGTAACCAAGTAATACTTCAGCCTTATATATTAATTAATTTATTATTATCCTCTTGTTCCTTAGCAATAGCATGCTGTATATCTCTAGGTATATCACCACTGTCTGCCATATAGTGATGGTACTTACATAGTGTTAATAGGTTATGGTTATCAAGGCCACGATGTATAGCTTCATGTAATGGATCTATATGATGTACTTCTATAGTATCGAATGTATATTGCTGCTGTGTATTATATAACTTCCTCAAGCATAGCACACACAGTCCTCTGTCTCGTTTGCGTATCTCTAATGATTTCTTACGCCACTTTGCTGTGTTCCTAAACTTATCAGCATCGGATAGATTAAACTTCTTACGTTGTGGTTTCTTAGGACACTGGTATGTACTGTTATGAATACCCCCACAATATGAACATGACTTCATCATTCATCATCATTCCTATATTCATACATACGAAATCCAAAGTATAAAAAGAAAAAGGTAAATGCTCCACCTAATATATAACCCATAATAAAGTTAATCATAACAACAGCCCCCACCTTTGGCTTTTTATGTGTTGTTTGTTTACCCGCCCGAAGGCACACCAAAAGAAAAAGCCACCTGGCGAAAGTGGCTTGTGAATTATTCAATTTACAACTCTAGAATACCTGTTAAACTAGAATTTGATTGACGATGTATTTCCGTACACCGTTTATATTACCAATATATCAGGTTAAATCGTGCCATGTATGGCTTTTTTACTGCATTATTCTGCCAATGCTTCAACAATCTGATCCATACCTAC